ATGCCTACATCGAAGGTGGTTCCGATCCTTGCTTGGTTTACTGCTTTACTATATCCATCCTCGTCACCTTTAAATTCTGACTTGGTGGATACGTATGGACCTGCAAATGCTGGTGCGGATACACTCAGTGCGAGCAGGCCGACTGCTAATGCTTTCATAGTTTTCTATAGAAACTGTATTATGTATACATTATATCAAATTTCGTTGATATGTAAACTAAGAGAAGGTTAAGGGGTGGTTATTATCCAATTATTATGTCAGGTAATCCTTACGTGTGTGATGCTCAGGTACTACTTGTCCTAATTGTACGGACAAGAGTCCGTCTTCAAATACGACCTGTCGAACTTCGCAATCTTCGCTGAGTGTCCAAGAGCGTTTGAATGAACGTTGTGCCAATCCCCTGTGTCTATACTCTGCATCTGTTTCTTTATCTTCTTTGATGCCTTCGACATGTAGTTTTCCAAACTCCGTATAGACTTTAACTTCATCCTTCTTAAACCCCGCAAGGGCGACTTCGAGTTTTGATTCATTATTATTCAGTTGCACCAAATTATATGGTGGATATTTAGATTGGGATTCTGTTTCCCAGAATCTATTTAGATATTCATCCATGCCTATAGCGTTACGACTAATCTTTTCCATAAGTTCAGGAAGATTAGCAGCATGGTATCTTGCTAGTGTGTTCATAGTTCTCCTTTAAAAGCGAGTGTAAATGTGTGTCCCTTACGGCGACATAACTATTTAAGCACACACTATGAAAATCTTAAATGGTACACTCCGTACATATTTGATACGGTTATAAACACCTATATAGTTCACAGATAACAATGTCAAATGGCATGAAAAAATTTATTCCTTTTATTATGCTTGCAACCTTTGGTGCTTTGGTAAACCCAGTGAGGGCAGACATTACATCTAGATTTGCTTCTAGTGTGCAACTAAGTGTTGGTGGGGCTCACACATCTACTAACAGAATCGGATCCTCATTCGCCGTCAGTGGTAGTGGTGTAGATACATCAATAACACCTACTGGTGGTAGTGCTGTTACTGATGCAGTATCAACTGGTGCTATAACTTCAGGTGTTTATACGCCTGGTGTAGTTGTAGCAGAACAGAAAACAGCAGGCTCAGCTTTCAGCTTTAGCCAATCATACACTCAGGGCGATGCTATTGCTACTAGTGCTCCGACTGTAGGTGCTGTTAACAACTTTGGTGACATGTCTTCCACTGCTGGTGGAACTGTTGGAAACCTAGCTGGTAATGTCTCTAGTGCTCACGCATTTAGTGGTGTAGCAGCTGGTGGAGCTAACACTTCAGCTACGTCTCAATTCGTAACTGAACTTACCATACGTTAGGTGATTAAGGGTGAAGAAGTTTGTCCTACTACTAGTATTATTAATTCCGTCTAGAACCCTTGCGGTACCAGTGGTCCCAAACTTCCAACAGGGTTCGATGACGAGCCATACCGAGACTGAATCTACAGTCACGGAAACCATAAATTCAGTAGATTATAGAACAGGATGGGAATACTCAGTGACTGGGGTAGGCATCTCCAACGATGGAGCAGCACTCAACCCCAATGTGAATACATCAACAGTGACAATAGATCCTTCAGTAGGAACTGGAGAAGGAGCTATCACGGGAAGCGTAACATCTTCCTTCGATGCATTAGATCTCTCCAATCAAAGTACATACACAATGACAACTCCAGGTGCGGCGTTTCAATTCACCCAGAGTTATCAAGGTCCAGGCATGACCAATCAAACTCTAATACAAAGAGTCACCACAATCGAATCCGTCACAGACACAACAAGCGTGTTTACGCAGTAGCCGCAGCGGTTCTTAGTTTTAATTCTTTACCTATAGGAGCACTAGCTCAAGGTGTAGGTGGTGTAAGTGCTACTGCTAATCCTATAGCCAACTCTTCTGGCTCAGTAACTAACCAGGCAATACAGGTTTTACAAGGTCCATATGTAACTAACACCTACGGTGGTGGTGTGTCGTGTCAAGGTACGACTCTTAACATGACACCATATATTCAATTTGCAGATTCAAGGAAAGATCCTTGGGAAGATTTCTATAACGAACCACAATATAATACTACTGACATAAGTGGTAAGATGACTCCTACTTATGTTAATGTCAAAAACTATCCTTGGGAAGATTGGTATGATGATAGAACCTATACTAATGATGCTGGAGAGACAGTAAGATGGTTCCCAGATGGATCAGACATTACTATCATTCAAGATGTAGATGGTGCTAATGGTGTTCCAGATCTAATTGATGGTGGTGGAGATATGACACCTAGTTGGTATAAACCAGTAAGGACTGATATGAAGGCGAACCAGAGTTTCAACCTAGGTCTCTCTGCTACGCTTTCGATACCACTCAACAGAGGTATGCAAAGGAAGTGTAAGGAAGCTGCAACAGCACAAGTAGCATCTGTTCAACAAGTGACTGCTAATAAAAGATTAGACTTTGAGATCGCTCGTCTCAAAAATTGTGGTGAGCTCATGAAGGCTGGTATTATGTTCCATCCAAATTCACCTTATGCTGCTATATGTGCTGACGTAGTTGTAACTGCACCAGGTGGACAGATCATTCCACATGAACACCAGATACCACAACCACAGTGGACTAACCCTTCTTCTTCAAAGGAGGTAGACCTTTCTTCTCTCGGTACTTCTCAGTCATCCTCTCAGTCAAGTTTGGACGGCGTTCCTCTGTCTTCCCTAACAACTTCTGAATCTTCGCCATCACTTTCTTCACGACAGGTTTCACAGCCTTCAGCAAAAGATCTGCTAGGGGTTTGGCAAATAGGGCAGACGCAGTTGCCACAGTCGCAATCGTTGCCGTAGTTGTTACAACACCTGCTGATGGAAGGAATTGTTCCACTGCTGGTACTGGTTCCCAGATGGTCTCACAGATTTTACCGTCAGGTGTTAGTTTATATTCTTTAACTTGCTCATCACCCTTTTGATTCCTATCACCTATGCGTCTAGCATTAGGTGGAGGACACTCTACCTCGTCTGAACCTGTACTTGGTATCTCAGGTGTTCCAGGTGTCTCAAAATCTGTATCTACATCAGTATCAGTATCTACACCCTCATCGACATCATCAGGTTCTGTATTAATTGTCTGCCAAAATAATTCTCTATAGTCATAGTCAGGTGGTTGGTAGTAAGGCATACCAGCATCACACAACGTAGTCTGTCCTTTAGGATCATCGTTTACTAGATTCTTATTGCTAGATGGATCCTTCTTAGCATTCTCTTTGTGTACTGTTACACAACCAGGCATATTAACGATAGGTGTACCAGCATTAACAGTGACTGGAACAGCTATTGGAACTGCCTGTGGTGGATTGACTAACCAATTACGTGTCTCATGTATATTAACATTCCTTATGTCTGCAATATAAGTGTTATTGACACCTATAACTTGATCTCGTATTAGTGGAATTCCTGTACCATTAACTGTTATGTTAGGTATATTAAGTCCACGGAGAGTAATATTAGGTACATTATGAATAGGATCCATAGGTAAGTATCCATTTATTTTGGAGGTAACTCCTTCTTATAATCTTTAGGATCTTTCAATCCTTTAACAGGACCACTAGTTTGTGGCCAAGCATTAACTAATTGTAGATATACTTCTTCTCTTACTACTTGTCGTATCTCTTCTATACGTGCGTCTTGTCTTTTCTGAGGACCACCAGTTTGTTGGTCGACGACATGATTGCCACCGACAAACGCACCAGTACTCACTACTGCTACTGCTGTTCCAGTTGATGCTATCTTTTGGATATCCATTAGCAGTCCTTAGACATTTCCTGTGCCATACCACCACCGATCTCTGCACCTTGGTTGCCACCAAACATTGCTATCCAACCAGCAGCCAACCATCCTACGAATGGTATGCCTGATACAGCAGGAGCTGCTGCGGCACCAACACTAGTTCCTACAAGTCTTCCCGATTGTTCGCCACCACCTACCGCCTTTATACAAGCTTCGGTTCTGGCAGTCGACTTTCCCTCTGCGTTAGCAGTTCCTCCTGTATATGCAAGTGCTGCTGGATCTATCCAAGCACTCTTTGTACTAACAGGTCCACCATGATGTGTAGCACCATCCATTGTGTACTCCTCAACAACTTTTTGAGTGTTGTTAGCGAGTCCTAGGAATCCACCTTTCTTTTTAATATCTTTAGTGATGTACATAGTTTTAGGATCATTTGCTTTGTACCTAATCCTATATCCATCCTCTCCAACCTCTGCCTCGTAGGTAACATAATCACCTGCAGGTATATTTAAATCAGGCAACGTACTATTATTTCTAGTAGCAAGCATACCAATCATACCAATATGAGAGATACCAAGAATTCCACCCACTCCAAGGGCAAACCATTTTGTTAAATTAGTTTTTTCCATAACGATCCTCGTAATTTATAAAGCGTTTCCTGGAATAGGAAGTCCCATGCTGCCACCACCTAAAGAAGCTTGAGGTATAGGTGAAGCAAGATCAGGAGTTCCTATAGGAAGATCTCCACCAAGACTACCACCTAGACCACCTAGACCACCAAGTGCTTTCTCTGTAACACTCTCTATGATGGCATCCTTTTGAACATAAAGATAGACACCACCGCCAACAACGGCAAGAGATACAACGCTAGACGCAATAGCAAGTACATTTACAATTTTCTGCATGATTTTAAATCTCGTAAGTTTTCTTTTCTTTGCTGTTAGGATCAACCGCAATGATTTTTAGTGGTGCTTGTTCAATACGAATAGTCTGAGTAGGACCACCGCCACCGTTGCCACCTCCATTACCTCCACCGTTGCCATTCATCTTCATAGTACCGTCACCCTTTTTAGATGCAGTCTGAATTCCGAAGCTAGCTAAAACCCCAGTAAAAACCGAAGCTATGAAAGTTGGATCGATTTTCTGCTGTGGTACACCTGGTATGGCAACATAATTTAAAGTCAATATTCCGCCGCTCCAGGCAAGAACGGTAATACGAACAAATGTACTAATGATTGCTGCTTGTTCATCAGCATCGGGAAGAATAGCATCCTTTGCTTTCTGAAACAACCCTTTCTTTTCTTCTTTGGGTTCTTCTTCTACTACTACTTCTTCTTTAATTTCTTCGGCCATTCTAATAAAGCAACTAGCTTATTTAGAAATTAGGAGATTCAACAGGTAATGAAGCTTGTCCTGCTGGTGCTGCAAGATCAGGAGTACCTACTGGAAGGTCTCCACCTAAACCGCCACCAAGACCACCAAGAGATCCAAGTGCTTTCTCAGTAACACTTTCTATGATTGCGTCCTTATTGACGTAAACGTAAACACCAGTACCAACAACGGCAACAGATACAGCAGTAGACGCAAGAGCAAGTACATTAATTATTTTTTGCATTTTATTGTAGCAAGTAAGTTATTTATTATAATACGCATCGTAATATTTGACAACACCTGAGGAAATCTTATGTCCCTTACTTATCCACTCGTCTGCACATTCATAAATTGATTGGTTTGAATATTTTCCATCTCCAAATTGTTTAAACAGAATCATTAAGACTTGCTGTCTTAATTTTAATTGTTCGTCGGTTAATGTATCAATCATGATTTATCCTCCATCATAAAAGACATCATAGTCATAAACATCGTAGTTGTCATTACGACACCAACTACTGTCATGAATACCATCTGGTATATTTCTGTAAAATTTATCATTAGACGTATGCAATACTTGGTACGTAGATTATTACGCCAAATATTATAAGTAAGAAAGAAGTTTGAATAAAGGTTTTCATTAGATTAATCCTAAGGAACCAGCAGTCATTCCTACAGTCACAAAAAATCCAAATTCTAAGAGATCCCTAGAACCTGGAGGAATTGATGTTAATAGAACTGCGAGTGGTATCATTGAAAGACAAAAGATAAACCGTTTGTGTATACTGTTGCTGCAACTGCTGCAACGAAAATTAATTGATACATGCTTTTAAAATTAAGATCAGTACTCCGACCATCGCAAGACGGCCATTCCATCGTTCTGCATATCTCCAATAATGATGATGTGGATCCATTATGCTCCTGATGGTGCATATGCAGGAGTCATTTCCCGTGAACGGATTCTGATTCCTTTACCACCATCATCGTCATCATCGTCATCGAATCCACGTAGCAGTAGTTCAACCATTACAAGTGCTGCCATAGGATAAAAGATCCATAGGACTGCTTTCCATATTGGGAATGTATCTGCTGCTACTTGGAGTTCACCCATGTGTTGTGATATGCTGATAGTTACGAGTAATTATTTAGTTATGTTAAGTTTTGGACTAGGTAATTGTACCGACCAGAGATGCTGCCGTAGCAGAAACTGCTAGCCAAGGTAGGTTTATTACCATGAGTAGTTTTACCAGAGTAGATCTCTTGATCGTGAACAATGTACAAGTCATTATACAAAACCAGGAATGATTTGACCTGTTAATGAATAGGATATGATAAGTGCTCCACATCCAACGATGGCTGCTATACCATTCCACTTTTCAGCGATAGAAAAATCTACCTTGTCTTCTGTTTGTGTTTTTGTTTGCTTTGACATTAGATAATACCAGGAATAAGGTTGCCAGTTGTTGCGTATGATGCACAGAGTACAAGGAAGCCGATCATTGCTGCACGACCATTTGCTCTTAAAAAGATTTGTTTGTTGTTCATTAGAAAATACCTGGAATGATTTGACCTGTGGTTGCGTAAGCACCGAGTGCTGCGACGAATCCTAGCATCGCCATCCAACCGTTAAATTTTTCTGCTTCTGGAGTCATTGTTCTTAGATTTGTAATAGGGATAGAGCTTAAAGAGACCTGTTAAGTCAAAAGATGCCAGGTATTACCCAGCCTGTAAATCCGTAGTTAATTACGGCAGCAAAGAAACCCATCATCGCCATGCGACCATTGAGTTGTTCTGCGTGTTTCCAATAGTTCATTAAAATACACCTGGAATGATTTGACCAGTAGTGATATACGCACCTAGTAGTGCCACGATACCTATCATAGCCCAACGACC